CATCACGAACCACCTTGCGAACAACGCGCTTGCGCTGCTCAACATTTGTAATGTTCACAACTGTTGGCTCGACTGTGACATTCGGCGCTTCAACTGTTACTTCAGGCGCTTCAACGCTCACGCGAGTTTCGGGAACATTCACGATTGTATCGGGAACATTCACATCAACGAATGAGCGAGAGTTCACTTCATAAGCCGATTGTGGATTGGCAGGGTCAATGGTTGAGATTTGCTGCAACTGTGTTGATGGCAAACCTGTGTGCTTCATTGGGTCAATGCCCACAACCTTGAGAACTTCGGCAGGATCAAAACCGACCTGAACCAACTTGGCAGCGATTTCAGTGCGCAGTTGTAGTCCAACATCCTTTGCATCGCCTGCATCAATGTTTTGAAGTGGCACGCGGAATTGGTCGCCGTCTTGAATTGGCGACATATCTTCCATCGCACGAACATCGTTGAGGCTCATAAAGCCTTCACGCAAGCCCTTTGTGTAAGCCTCAAAGCGCTCGATTGTTGTGCCACGAAGAAGGGCATCAAGATTGAAGCGAACAAAGCCGTCTTGCTCAGGCAAGATTCGTGAGAACGCCTGCTCAATTCGCTCCAAGAGTGGGCGAAGTGAGTGCTGAACGAATGAAAGGTTTTGCGCTTCAACAGATGCAAAGCTCATTGCGCCCGCTACTGGGTGGCCAAGAAGTGAAACTGGAACATTAAAAATGCGAGCAATTTCTTCAACGCCAAACTTGCGTGCCTCAAGTAATTGGGCATCGGATGCGTTGATTGAAAGTGGGCGGAAAGTTCCACCGCCTGTGATAACTCCAACCTTACCAGCCTGGTATGGGCCTGCGTGGGCAGCGTTCCAATTGCGAACTAGATCGTCAGTCTGCTCATCTGTCATATCGGCAGGCGTTTCAATAACACCACCGGGATTTGCAGAGTTGCCGAAGTAAGAAGCGGCGTATGTATCAGCAGCCAATGCGCCACCAATCACCATACGGCAAGCCTCAATTGGTGACATTCCACGAACCGCACCAGGAAGCAAGAAGGCAGGAATGTGGAGAATCTCATCTGCCGTCAAAAGTGTTGGCACATCGCTTGCGTGATTGCGGTACTCATAAAAGACTGGCTCACCAGGTCGGCGGATAATCTTAATTTTGTCAGGGTGCAAGACATAGGTTTCAATGACTTCATTCATTTCATCACGAATGAGAAGAACGAAACCGTCACCGCGCAAGTCCATTGAAGTAATGAGTTGTTCAAAGAACTCAAGGCGTGTCTGCTCAGGGTTTGGCTTGTTAATCCACGCAGGCGTTGATCCGTAAACCGCCGCGTAAGTTAAACGCACGCGACCTCGGCGCACATAAGCACCGAAAGGCAAAGATGAGATTGTGCCTGAACGAAGGCGAACGCAGGCGTACACAGTCGAAAGGCGCATTGAAGTATCAGGATCAACCAGCACACCAGCCTCAACCTGAGAATCAGGGCGGGCAGGGATAAGGCGTTGATACCAAGCATCTCCCACTGAGCGCTTTTCTGTTGTGCGTAGTCGCTTAGATAAACTCATTATTCAGCCTTTTCTGTAACCCAAATTAAAAACGCACCGAGAACGATGCACGCAACTGGAAATGAAAACGCTGAGATGCCGTAGGTGACAAGTGCAACGCCTGAGATTTCAGCAAATAAAGCAAGGTCAAACTTTGGAAACTTCAGCTTCATCTGTCCATCCCTTAGATTGTAAAGAACCGCGTGATTGGCTTTGGCGGTTCGGCTGGTTGTGTGGCTCTGTCATAACCAAAGATTGCAGCAACGGCAGCATCAATCTTGCGCTTGCTTGTTGCCTTTGAAACCATCACGCCACGCGATGATTGTTTGGTTACGCAGTTTGCAATGTGGCGAGCAAGTCTTTCGTCTCCATCGTGTGTGAAGGATTGATTGACTACTGCCTCATAAAACTTTTGTGTTCCTGGAACCATACGATCCGCCGAGTTCGGGTAAGCCACAACTGGCAAGCCTTCTTCATCCAGCACCATCATTGTTCTATTCCAGCGAGCAGGGTCAAAGACAATCTCGCGCACATTGAACTGACCGTCACGGCAAGTGTTCACAATTGTTTGCTCGACCTCAGCAATTGGCGTGTGCCAACCTTGCTCTGCATCGTGTGGGCGTTCCCACAAACCAATCACAGTCAGGTGAGGCTTCTCGCCACCTAGTAGCCAAGCCACCAAAGCGGTTGAGTCATTGGAGAACGCGCCGTCAAAAGCAAGGATTACTTCTTCACCGCGTTCAGGTTCACGCTCTTTATCTTCAAGCGCTTCCCAAGCACCTGTTGGTAGCCACGCCACCGAGGTTGAAACGAAGGTGTTGATTCGCTTGGTGCGAAACTCAGCTTCAGGTGTGCGAAGAACGGCAGATTCAAAATCGCCTTTGTCCACAATATCGCCAAAGCCCGGGTTTGCTTCTTCCCACATCTTTGGATCACGGTGGTCGCCTTCGGGTTTGTGCGCTTCCCACCAGGCAAAGAAGAACGATGGGTCTTCAATTTCACCCTTCACAATGCGCTGCCCGTATTGATAGAGCGAATAACAAAGTGAATCTTGGCCGTTGCTCTGCGTTTTCACACCAGCGGTTGTGATACCAAGCAAGAGTGAATCCGCACGCGCACCGCCTGCAAGTGAAAGTGTGTTCCACAAATCCCAAGAAGGTTGCGCGTGAACTTCGTCAAAGATAACAAGTGGCGATGGGTTCAAACCTTCTTTGGAAAAGGCTTCAGCCGAAAGCACTCGATAGACCGAACCTTTATCTTTGAACTCAATGGCATCGCGGTAAAGCGTGAACATCGCAGAGAGTTCTTCATCAAGTTCAATCATTCGCTTGGCAGTGCCAAACACGATTCGCGCCTGCTCTTTATCGGCAGCGCACGAATAGATTTCTGATCCGTTACCGCCGAGAGTTAAACCAGCAAGACCCATCGAGGCTGCCAAGGCAGACTTTCCATTCTTGCGTGCCATACCGACAAGAGCAGTTCTATGTCTAAAGCGACCATTCTCATTTCGGGCGAGAATGTGGTTCAACAATTCTTTCTGCCAAGACCTAAGTTCAATCAACTTGCCAGCGGGCGATGCCACTGAGTCTTTGGTGACACGGCAAACGGCTTCGGCAAATTGACTGTAAATCTTGCCATCGCCTCTTGCAATGTCATCCGCTGGAACTTCAGTCAGCCAGCGAGGTGGCCAAGCGTTGTTCTCAGCCATTCTTCTTTTGCGTAGCCAATAACTCTTCGAGCTTTCCGCGAGCCTTGACTTCCGCAACCCCCAACTTGGTGCGATCTGTCGGAGTTAATCCGAGCAGTGAAAGTGCCTTGATGATTTCAGCTTCCAAGTTGAGAAGCATTTTGAAAAGCGGGTTCGGGTATGCGTAGCCCTTGTCTGTGTAAAGAACTGGCTCTGCTACTGCCCACCTTGCGGCAAGTTCATTCTTACGATCCATCTTCTCGCAGAGTTCAGTGAGAATTGTTGAATCGGAATTTGCAAGCCAAGGTGCAACCGCCTGAATGTCGGCCCACATCTTTTGACCAGCCTCAGACAAATGCTCAGGAACATCGCGCCTAATTGCTGGAAGTGCAATCACATTTTTCAAATCAGGCAATGCACGCTTGCCAGGATTACCTGTCTTGCGTTTCTGCTCTGTTGGTTTCGGTGGTCTTCCCGCTGGCATTGAAGTTCTCTTTTCGCTAGTAACCCACCGCCCCCGATAGGTGTATTGCTTCGCTAATTGGTAAGAAGCCAACAACCTTTTCAATGGTTGCCGAGTTCTCGAAGTCTGTGGTGGCTGGCATCAACTCGGTTTGCCAGGTCACATTGGTTGCCAACAAGTTGAAGGCAAAGATTCCCTGTGGTGTTGAGTTTATGTAACAGGGAGAAAACTGAAGTTGCGTTGAACGGGCGATGAGATTATCAAATTTCTTTTTCTCAATGAGAAGTGTGTCGTAATGGGATCGCCTGCATTTGAGTTCAATGTGCAACTTAGCCGACTGCGAAGAGCAGTCGAATCTGCTGAACTGATCCGCTGACCGTTCAAGGTCAGGGATGTGCAGTTCGCGCAGAAAATTAAAGAGCGCCAGTTCATTCACGCGGGAAACCCCAATCGGTCATTTCGCGGAAATATGCGCACACATCGCATCGGGGTAGATATGGCCTACTTTAGGCGCAAATCTTACCAGTACGGGGGAGAACCAGTGGGGGGTTGTATGCGCCTGCAATTGGAGCGCTTAACGCGATCCTTTAATTGAGTTGCATTTTCTACACAGAACCTGAGCGTTTGCCTGGTCGTTTGTGCCGCCTTTAGCCAGCGGAATAATATGATCAAGAGTTAAGTCTCTTGTTGCCCCACACTTTGAACACCAAGGTTGTGCTGCCCTCATACGGCGAGAGAGGTCACGCCACATTGAATCATAACCTCTTGCAGTGCGAGTGATGCGCTTACGCTCTTTGGCTCTTGCACACTCAGGGCATCGTGTTGCTCGAACTACCACACCGCAATCAACGCAAGGTCTTGGCAGTGGCATCCCCGCCCCATTCATCTAAGTATTCAATCGCCTTGCTCAATAATGATTCGTTATCTTTAAACGCACCAAGACCTGTGTTGCAATGGCGACATAACAACGCACGCACTTGATGTGTTGCGTGGTTATGGTCAATGGCTAATCGTTGGCCGTTTTCTTTTTCCGTCTTGCCACATATCGCACAACAACCATTTTGCTTTTGTAGTAGCAAATCATAATCTCTTTTAATGCGGCGAATAAC